GAAGCACAAGATATACCTTAAGAGGCCCGGCCCCTCGCGCCCTGACTACCTCTTCGCGCCCAAGTTCACCCTCCCCACGATCAACGCCGGCGTAAGGAAGAGGTTGGCGGGCATCGATCCTTTAGACGCCATAAAGATGAAGGCCGAAGAGATCGTGCTGAATGAGTACGCCCCCGCCGGAGTTGTGGTCAACGAAAACCTGGAGATCCTGCAGTTCCGCGGGAAGACGGGTCGCTTCCTTGAGCCCGCGCCCGGAGCGCCGAGCTTCAACATCATGAGGATGGTCAGGGAACCGTTATCGTTGAAGCTTCACATCGCCTTTGAGAAGGCTAAGAAGGAGAACATGCCCGTCGCGGAGCGCGGTATCCTGAAGGAGGTCAACGGATCATCGAGGAGCATCGGCTTCGAGGTGAGACCCTTCAAGGTTCAGCAGTCGACGGAACGCGTCTACATCATCCTTTTCGAGGACTCTGGGGACCGGAAGGACTCAGTTAAAGAAGCTGAGGGGGAGCCACTGCAGGCTCAGGTGAGCTCCATCGATGAGTTTGAGGCGGTGAAGCGGGAGCTGGTGGAGACTCAGGAGTATCTGAAGATTTACATGGAAGAGCAGGAGGTGACATCTGAGGAGTTTAAATCGACCCATGAGGAGCTCCAGTCGAACTACGAGGAGCTGCAGAGCACCAGTGAAGAGCTGGAGACCGCGAAGGAGGAGCTTCAAACCAGTAACGAGGAGATGAACACGTTGAACGAGGAGCTCCAGAACCGGAACTTGGAGCTGGGCCAGCTGAACGACGATCTGAATAACCTGATCTCGAGTACGCATATCCCCATCATCATGGTAGGGAGCGACATGCGTATCCGGATGGTTTCACCGTTTGCGGAGAAGCTGCTGGGGGTGCTCCCCGGGGACATGGGTCGGCTTATCGGCGACCTGAACCTCCACATCGCGGTCCCGGAGCTGGAGCGGCTGATCTCCGAGACGATGAGAGATCTCAGGGTGAGTGAGGTGGAGGTGAAGGATCATGAGGGGAACTGGTTCATGCTTAGGATAAACCCGTACCGGACGGTTGAAAACCATATCACCGGCGCCGTGGTCTCCTTCATCGACATCAACGATGTGAAGATGAGTCAACTGAAGACGCTAGACGCTCAACTCTACGTTGAGAACCTCGTGGAGACGCTCAGAAACCCCTTGATGGTTTTAGACTCTGATCTGCGCGTTGTTTCAACTAACAAGTCTTTCTATAAGATGTTTAAGCTACATCTGACGGAGGTGACGAACAAGCTCGTGTATGAGTTAGATGATAATCAGTGGGACATTCCAGAGTTACGTTTGCTGCTGGAGCAGGTTCTCCCAAAAAAGTCTAGTTTTGAGGGCTTTGAGGTCGATCACGTGTTTCCAAGTATCGGTAGGCGTGTTCTGCTGTTGAACGGTAAACAGGTTTTCCAGGAGGTGATTGGGAAGAGCTTGATTCTTCTCGAATTTGAGGACATCACCGAGCGTAGACAGATAGAGACGCAGCTGAAGGACTATACTGTGAACATTGAGAACCGGTTAGAAGAGAAGACCAAGGAACTAATTGAGGCTGAGACGATGTCCGCCGCGGGCAAGGTCGCAGCCATGATTGGGCACGACCTCCGGAGCCCCATCCAGGCCATAAAGAGTAACCTTTACCAGCTCCGCAAGTCGCCCGAGAAGGCGGAGGAGAGGCTCAAGGCGATCGACGACGCCGCGAACCGGATGGTGGCGATGGTTGAGGAGCTTCGCGCCAAGATCAGGGACACCCCGCTGGCGGTCCAAGCGGTTGACCTGGCGGACCTCGCCGGGCTGTGCCTTAAGGAGACGCCTGTTCCTCCGGGTGTTAAGACGCAGCTGGTCGTCGGCGCGGGGTTGGACTCGGTGACGCTTGACCCATTGAAGATGCGGAGGGTGCTGGATAACCTTGTCCGGAACGCGGTGGAAGCGATGCCGGAGGGTGGAAACCTCGCGATTTCGGCTGAGAGGGTGGGCTCTGAGGCGGTCATAAAGGTCTCGGACACCGGCGTCGGGATGCCGGAGGAGGCGATGAGGAGGCTGTTCAAGCCATTCAATACGACGAAAAGTGGTGGTTTGGGTCTAGGCCTCGCTTACTGCAGGATGGCAGTGGAGGCGCACGGGGGCTCCATCACGGCGGAGTCGAAGGTGGGTGAGGGAACAACGTTCACCGTGACTCTTCCCCTACACCTCGGGGCCCAACCTGAGAACCCCTAAGAGGACAACCTTTGACCCCGGCGCGCGCGCAGATGCATCAGCCTGTAAGCTGAAGATCCTGAGGCTCTCGGATCCTTTCTTAGGGTATAAGGCGAGTTCGGGGAGTTCACGATACCTTGAGACGAGCATGTTGTGGTCCTTCGTCTCCTCGAACTCCAGGTGATCCGCCAGAAGCTCGGAGACCTCACACCTGAAGAGGTCGGTAAGGAGGGCTTCAGCTGACTCAATAAGTTCCGGGACGTCTGGATCAGAATCTACCGGAGCTGGGCCTCGGATACGGTCGTGGTCGCATACGAGTTCGAGCTCACCGACCCCAAGCAGAGCCGCCTCGAGTAACCCGATTTAAGCGGAGTAAAATCCGCAATTATTTTTAAGGTGAAAATGTTGGACGTAGAAGTACCCCAAGCCGAGCTCATAGACATCGACGTTCTTCAGTTGGACGGCGAGAACCCCAACAAGATGAAGAAGAACCAGCTCCAAGCCCTCCGTAAAGCGATTAAAAGGTGGGGCTTCATCGTCCCCATAGTCACAAACCGGGACCTCCTCGTCGCCGACGGCGAGCAGCGCCTCACCGTAGCCAAGGAGCTCGGCATGAAGCAGGTGCCCGTGATCCGCCTCGACGTAGAGGACGTGGACCGCCGCCTCCTCCGCCAGGTCCTCAACAAGCTGAAGGGTCAGCACGTCAAGGAGCTGGACATGGGCGAGTACGAGAGGATCATAGACGCGGGCGGAGAGGACGACCTCAAGGAGTTTCTACTCATCAGCGAAGCTGACCTCGAGGCGGCCCTCGGGGAGGAGGAGTCGATAGACGTCGAGAACAAGTACGAGCTCATAATCGAGTTCGACAACGAGGAGGAGCAGAAGGGAGCCTACCTTAAGCTCACCGAGATGGGCTACAAGTGCAAGGTCCTGATCCTTTAGAGGATTCTCCATGAAGTTCAACATAACGAGGAGCTGGGATAAGCCTCAGAGCTTCAGAGTGGAGAGCGTCATAGGCCAGTTCACGCTCCAGGACGTGAAGCTCGAGAAAAACTTCAGGGGCAGCATAGACATCGAGGGCGACGATTGGCGCGTAGGCGTCATCGTGGGGCGAAGCGGCACCGGCAAAACCACCATCGCCAAGCACCTATTCCCAGACGCCTACATCCGGGGCTTCACATACAAGGAGCCGAGCATCCTCGACGACTTCCCCGAATCACTCCCCACAACCGACATCACCCGGGCCCTATCAAGCGTCGGATTCAGCTCGCCCCCGGAGTGGCTCAAGAGCTACGAGCAGCTGAGCCAGGGGGAGAAGATGAGGGTCGACATCGCCAGGGCCCTCCTCCTCGAGGAGCCCATCATCGTATTCGACGAGTTCACAAGCGTCGTGGACCGGGAGGTGGCGAAGGTCAGCAGCCTCGCCATCCAGAAGGCCATAAGAAGAACCAGCAAGCATTTCATCGCGGTAACCTGTCACTACGACGTCGTGGACTACCTGGAGCCCGACTGGGTGCTCTGCACGGACGACATGAGCTTCAGTAAAAAAAAATTAGGCACCCTCCCATTACAATTGAGATCCGGCCATGCAGCGTACATCTCTGGAGTTACTTTAAGGAGTATCACTATCTAAGCCACAGCATAGCGCCGGCATGCGACTGCTACGTGGCGCTCCTCAAGGACAGGCCCATCGGGTTCCTCGCCATGATGCATGGAGTCGGAAAGACGAGGTTCTTCCGGATCAGCCGCATCGTGACCATCCCGGACTATCAGGGCATCGGAGTCGCCAAGGCTCTAATGGGCTTCATCGGCGAACACTACGCAGAACAGGGAAAGGTTCCTATCATGATGGTGACGAGTAACCCCCAGTTCCTTCACACAAAGATCCCGAACTGGATCATCACTCGAATAGGCCATAACTCTAGACACACCATGAGGCAGCTAAAGGGAGCAGGCAGCAGAGACCGGATCACCATCAGCATGAGGTATAAGCCGCCTAAAAAGCGACAAAAAATGTCGTATTTACCCCCACACCCCGAGTGAAAGTGGGTCGTGAAAGCCTTGACAAGCCTAGATATATTACATCGACGAATCCTCGTATTCGAGTTCTGGACATGCCGTCACATACCCCAAAAGAAGATCGTGGAGATACTAAAGAAACGAGAATTACCGGGCGTCACTATAAAGACGGTTCAACGGGACATCCGGACAATGGATGAGTGGCTTCCCAAGATCATAAAGATGAAGGCGGATTCAACTCTGATAACAGCCGAGGTGCTCGGGAAAATACAATTAACGCAGCAGAGGCTTCTGAACCTCGCTGAGACGGCCGACAATTCAAGCGCCCAGGTGGGTGCGCTCCGGGCTAATGTGGAGGCCATCGTCAAGGAGACCGACATTAGGTTCAGGACGGGGCAGATCAACGCCGTACCCGAGAAAGTGGAGGGCCAGCACACGATCATCTTGAAGATGTGGAAACCAGATGCAGAAACTGGAGACGGAGATAAACTACATCCCTCATGAGGCTCAACTCCCCTTTCACAACGATCGGTACAAGGTCCTCCACCGCGCCATAATCGCCGGCACGGGGAGCGGGAAGACGGAGGCCGGTGTATTCGAGGACCTTAGCTGGTGCCTGGAGAACTGGGGGATAGTCGGCTACGTATTCGAGCCCTCGTACCCAATGGTGAAGAGGAATCTCATACCGAAGCTCGAGAAGTTCCTCGGAACACCCATAGATTCCTCTCCTCTGGTGAGGCGGTTCAATCGCGGCGACTATCGCCTCGACTTCATCACCGGCAGCTCCATGTGGCTGTGCAGCCTCGACAACGCGGAGACCGTTGAGGGCCCCAGCATCGACTTCATCCACGTCGACGAGGCCCGACTCGTGCCTGACTTGGAGACAGCCATCAAGGTCCTGCAGAGACGCCTAAGGGGAAGCGGCGGAGGCCACCCGATAGGCGCCTGGTGGACAACTACACCCGACTATCCGGGCAGCGTACTCCATAAGTTCCTCGAGGACCCCCGGACCCGGAACCCTCTGAGCCGGGTCTATCGGATGAGCCTCTTCGATAACCGGGAAAACCTCCCGGCGGAGTACGTCAGCCAGGTCGTCCAGGCCCACACGGGCGGGCTGGCGGAGCGATTCATATACGGCCGATTCGCAGCGGTGGCGGAGGGAGCCTTCGGCTTCGACGCCTCTAAGCACGTCATCGATAGCTTCGAGAGATCCAGGGTAAAGAGCTGGTTCTACGGCGTCGACTTCGGCTGGACGAACCCCGCCGCCATCGTGGTCATCGGCCTCGACGGGGATAGCCGAGCCTACGTGGTGGATGAGTTCTACAAGAGCATGGCGACCGAAGAGGAGCTCATCCAGGCAAGCAAGGAATATGTACAGGTCTATGGGTCGGGGCCCCTCATCTGTGACCCGTCGGAGCCGCAGACCATAGAGAAGCTGAGGAGGGCGGGGCTTAAGGCGGAGGGGAACAAGTCAAAGAGGGATGACGGGATCAGGGACATCGGCAGCCGGCTCCAGCTCCACGGCGACAGATACCGGCTGTACATCCACCGTCGCTGTGTGAACCTCATCAGCGAGTTGCAGAGTTATGACCCCAACGTAAAACAGAGGGACCACGCTGTGGATGCCCTCAGGTATGGTTTATCGTCAGGTGGAGTGCCTGAGCCGGCCTTCATCTTCGGGTAAACAGGCGCAGCGGTCCAAAGGAACGAGTTATACTGAGTACAACTCAGGATAGGTTGGGCCTGAAACTCGGTGAGATCATGTAAGTTTACGCTCGTAAACTGCGCATGCGCTTAGCCAATATTCAGTTATAGGTGAAAATATGGTTAGACTATTCGGATTCGACATAAGTAGAAGGAAGCCAAGCGGCGGTATCATCCTCAGCCAGGACGCCCTCGCCAAGCTCGCCGTAGACCAGGGTGGCAGCATCAGGATCCCTCAGGCGAGCACGGCAGGCGGAGCAGGCTTCGGCGACACCATCACCGACAGCGACAGGGAGTGGGCCGTCACAAGGGAGCCCGTCGCCTACAGGGTCACGTACATGGTCGCCGACGACGTATTCGACAAGTGGTTCACAGTCGATGACCCCAAGACGGAGGGCGGCGACCCCGACCTCGACCGCAAGATCCAGGTCATACTCAGGGGCCTCGAAGCCCAGAGCATCCTATCGAATGCCCTCGCCCTCGAGCGCACCTACGGGTGGGCTCTGGTCATCGGCGCCTTCAGCGACGCCCACAGCACCCAGGACCTCGAGGAGGAGCTCAGTGAGGGCAGCGAGCTCACCGACCTCGCCGTCTACCCGAAGACCAAGGTAACAAGTATGGAGAGAGACAGGGATCCGGAAAGCCCTCGCTTTGGCGAGCCCGTCATCTACAACGTAGACCGAGGCAGCGGGAAGAGGCTCAGGATCCACCATACGAGGGTGATCCACGTCCAGACGCGGCCCACGGGCCTCAGCGTACTCGACCCCATCTGGGACGACCTAACCAACCTCAGAAACATCCGGTGGGGCATGGGCCAGACCATCTACCGATACGGCAGCGGCTTCCCCGTCATCACCCTCACCGGCAAGACTCTCGAGCAGATCCAGGCCTACGCCGAGGCGGGATACTTCACGAACCTGATGAGCCGAACCTTCCTCCTCAAAAACGAGAGCATAGACATCGACTTCAAGGGAGTGGCCGGCAGCGCCCTCAACCCGGAGCCCTACTACAAGGCCGTCCTCGAGAACCTCAGCACGGGCACCGGCATACCTGAGGCCGTCCTCAGGGGAGCCCAGGCCGGAGCCTTAACGGGCTCCGAGGTGAACGAGCGCGAGTACTTCAAGGTAATCAGCAGCATCCAGAGCAAGGTCGAGCCCTACGCACGCCAACTCGTCTCCTGGGTGATGAAGCAGTCAGGGGTAGACGTCGAGGACTTCGAAGTCAACTGGGAAGGCGGATTCCAGCCCAGCGAGAAGGACAAGGCGGCCACCGAGCTCATGCACCAGCAGGCTAGACAGATAGAGACTACATACAAGACACTCGACGAGGTCAGGCAAGCCGAGGGGCTTCAGGATCTGCCGGAGCGACAGGGAGCAGTCGTCCTCGGCGTATCTAAGGCCCAGCCTCAGTCCGCCACACCTTTCGGCGGTGAGACAGCCACGGATCAGGATAAGGAGACTCACCCGACCCTCGTCGCCGGCCTCCAAAGCATCGCGCAGCAGGCCCACGACAAGAAGCTGTCCCGGGCAAACGCCCTCACCCAGGGTAAGGCCCTGATAAAGCTCTATTATGATCACGAGGTCGAGAGGGCCAAGGCCTACATCGCGGCTAAGATGGGGAGACCCATTGTGACGCTTCCACCCGAGGTGGACAGGCAGTACGAGGAGATGCTCCGCCAATACTACGCGGGCTTCGAGGCGATCCTTGATGACGCCCTCAAGGCAACCGAGTAACGATGCGGTTCCGCCGACTGGTGCGGGGCTACCCGAATACTGGAGCACCATGGGCGGCATAGGCGTCCGCCTCGGCATGCTCGGCCACCAGATAGAGTGGGGCACCTTCAACGGCGCAGTCAGGATAACGGCCTCGAGCATCGGGATCTTCAACTTCAAGATGATCGGCCCCGACGACGAGCGCACCTGCGAGTGGTGCGGCGAGCACATAGGCCGGGTCTACAGGACTGGACACTTCATGCCGGATCTGCCGAAGCACGTCAACTGCCGGCACTTCTGGGACCTTGAGTACGTAGGCGAAAAGAGATGAGTGTGAGAAAAATAGGATTTGACCGAGCCACCCTCGGCGACAAGGTCGCTGAGGAGACGGACGAGTACCTGGTCATGCCCGCAGTCATCGCCAGGGAGCTCGTTCAGCCCTACAGGCAAGGCATGGCCTTCAAGCCAGCCGAGGAACTCGAGAAGGCCGCCTGGACGGCTGAGGGACGCTGGGTGACCACCATGAAGCACCCTGACACCGGTCTCATCACCAGGCGCAGCGACGTCAAGGGCCGCGTCGAGGGCGTGGAGTTCGCCAAGGACATTACCGACCCGAAGACGAAGCGGCCAATGATCAGGGGAATCCGTGCGAACATCAGGTGGTTCAAGGATAAGGTCCCCAAGGAGGTCCTAGACGACGTCAAATCCGGCGCCCTCAAAGACGTCAGCATCGGCTTCACCTACGAGGAGGATAAGACGCCTGGAGAGTGGGAGGGCGAGAAATACGACTTCGTGCAGAGGAACATCTTCGTCGACCACGTCGTCGCGCCCTGCCCAGTCGGCCGCTGCCCTTCACCCTACTGCGGGATCGGGGTTGACAGCATCTTGAAGGACGAGAAGGTCGGGGGAGACCCCTGGGAGGTCACAGAGCAGTATATCAGGTCAGGCCACCGGGAGCCCGGTGACCCATGCAGGACGAAGACCCTCAGCGAGGAGCAGGGCATCAAGGCCATCATCTGCAAGTACGGCGAGGCCTGGGAGATTCAGAGCTACCTCTTCAGCGTCGAGAAGGGCTGGACCAAAGAGAAGGCTCAGGAATGGTTCAAGGAGCACAAGGGGGACGCCGTTCCAGAATCTGCCGTCAAGGAGTTGAAGGCTGAGGACGATTGCCCGATCTGCGAGGAGATCAACCGCCTCGGCATCCTCGAGGCCTCTAAGCGCCTCGCCGCCAAGTATGGCTCCGACGTCGTCATCGCCCTTAGGATGGATGTCGAGGAGGGCGCCCGGGAGAAGGCGAAGAAGGAGCAGGAGGCCCGCGCCTCAAAGTACGGCATCGCCGTCAAGGAGGGCGGCAACGTCACCAAGCCCTCAGAGTTTGCGAACATCCCCGACGATGAGTTCGCTGACCCGGTGAACTATCGTTACCCGATAGACGCCGCACACGTTCAAGCCGCCTGGGCCTACATCAGTCAGCCCGACAACCAGAAGGCCGGCGGCTACTCCTCGGAGGAGTGGGGGAGGATGCAGGAGAAGGTCAAGGCCGCCATGAAGAAGCACGGCCACCAGGTAGAGGGCGAGCCGCCCGTGAAGAAGGATGAGGGGACTCCACCCGGAGAGAAGCCGGATGATCAGACTCCGCCGCCTAAGGAGGATCTCCCCTCAGTGGAGGACCTCGTGAAGAAGACTGATGAGATCCTCGCCATGTGGAAGAAACTCGGCGAGAAGTCCGCCATATTCGCATAGTCAAGCCCCCTTCGGGGCATGATAGAACTGGGAGGAGATGATCTCCCTTCACCTCGTCGGAGGTGACGAATCTAAATCGTTCACGCACGCAGACGCGTGACTAAAAATTGGGTCTGTGGAAAAGGAAAGGAAAAAGAATTGAGTGAAGAAAACAAACCAAAAAGTGACCCCTCAGACATCGCGAGCAAGAACGCCATGATCGAGAACGAGCAGCTGAAGATCGAGAACGCCCAGCTTAAGGCCCAGCTCGACGCCGTGAAGAAGGCCCTCGTCAAGGCCCAGGACACCATCGAGCATCAGGAGCGGGCCAGGATGATACCCCTCCTCAAGGCCAACACCACCATGACCGACACCGAGATCTACGCCTTGGACGCGGCGACCATGTTGGAGCTCTGCAGTACCTTCAGGATCCTGAGGAGGCCCATCGCCGGCGTGAAGCCGGGGGCCGACGAGGGTGAGGAGTTCGACGCGAAGCTGACCGTGCCTAACAAGTTCAGGTTCGGCAGGGAGGCGAAGAAGTGATGCCGCAGGGATACGTTAAGCCGAGCAACCAGATCATCGCCGACGCCGAGGGCCTTGTGGTCCATGAGTACGAGGTCGGCGCCAACGCGACGCCTGCCAAGATGGTTCCCGGAGCGGGGGTCATCTACGACGCCGTCGACTACGCCGTCAAGGAATGCGGCGCCAAAGCCGTCGACTTCGTCGGAGTCCTCGACGTAGCGCCAGGAGGCCTCGTAACCACCGCCTACGCGGTAGGCGACCAGGCACGCGTCATCGAGAGAGGCAAGGTCAAAGTGACCCTCGTCGCAGGGGGCGCAGCCGTGACGCCGGGGATACCCATCGTGACAGCCGCAGACGGCAAATTCGCGAAGCAGGCCGTCGGAGCCATGGGCGCTCAGGGAGCTCCCGTAGCCTACGCCCTCGAGTCCGTGAACCCGGTCGCAGACGCCTGGTGCCTCGTGTTCCTGACAGGGCAGCGTGAGGCTGCCGCAGCAGCCTAGGAGGATGAATGACATGCAGAAACTACGCAGAGTAGGACTCGAAACAGGCCAACTCACCGACGAGGAGATGCGGTTCATCGACGGCGAGATCATCGAGGCAGCCCACCCCGTCCTCCACGCCAGGGAGATCTTCGAGACGAAGGTTCTCCCCAACGCGGGCCTCAGGACGCTGCGCCACTACACGCAGACCGACATGGGCCAGGCAGTCATCACCATGGACGGCGAGAACATCAGCCTCGACAGATCCCAGCTCACGGCCGGCGACGTCAAGATCCCCGTGATAAGCAAGGACTTCAGCATCAACTGGCGCGACATACTCGCCGCCAGGCACAACAACCAGCCCCTCGACATCGTCGAAGGCAGGAACGCAGCCCGTCAGGTCGCCGAAGAGGAGAACAAGCTCCTCTTCACCGGCGAGTACTCGGGGTGGCCGGCTCTCGGCATCGAGGGACTCGCCACGGCCACGGGCCGCAACACGGAGGCCAGCGCGGGAGCCTGGCCGGCTAACGCCCTCACCGACATCAACGACGCCATCGCGGAGCTTGAGGCCGACGGCTTCACCAGTGGGCCATATGTGCTCCTCGGACGCGTGGAGTGGATTAGGAGGCTCAACCAGGCGATCTCGAGCACGGAGATCACCTACAGGAGCTTCCTGCTCAACAACGGCATCATCGACGGCGTCATCGCGGACGACAGCATCTACACGAGCGCAGGATTAACCACGAGTGCCCTCGTCGTTCAGCCGGGCCGCGACAACTTTGAGCTCGCGGTCGGTCAGGACCTCACCACATGGGAGTACCAGCTTCAGAACATGAATAAGCTGTTCAGGGTCTTTGAGGTGTTGGCGCCGCACGTGAAGAGGCCGGAGAGCATTTGTGAAATTACTGCGCTCTCCTAAGCTGACACCTGACACACTGATCATAATTCCCCTGTTTTTATGGTCCCCCCGCGAAGGGGGCTGAGGAGCGGTGCAACCCCGCGAAACTAAGAGGAGAGAATGGATGAAGTTCCGTATCCTACCTAAGGTAAGCGGCGTCAGGCTCAAGGGTGTGCGCTACGCCCCAGGCGACGTCGTCGACCTCCCGGAAAGCTACCTGGGGGAGACGTATCTCGAGCCCGTGCCGGAGCCAAGTCTCACACCCATCCCCGTCGAGGAGGAATCCGTAGTAAGCGGCATGGGGATGTCGCAGGAGAAGGCCGCTGAGCCGACTCCTATGGAAAAGCCAAGGCAGAGGAGGAGTAAGAAAGATGCCTGAGTTAATCGGGAAGGTCTTAGCTAAAATAACGACTGATTCCTATGCGAGCGCTTTGAAGCTCCAGGTGCCGACGCAGATGCAGAAGGTGATGTTTCACCTCAAGGAGAACGACACCAACGACGTCAAGTACCAGGTACTCGGCAGCATGGACGACGTGGTCTATGAGGAAGTCGTAGCCGAGGCCGAGTTGCTACAGGATGCAAGCATCAAGCTCACCGCCATAGATGAGCCGTGGCCCTACCTGGACCTCCAGATTAAGGCCAGCGTAGGCTCGGCTCAGGGCAAGGTAACAGCCTACGCCTCAGGCTGGTAGACGGATAAGAGAAGGGAAGGCACTTGACTAAGACCCTCACTGCTGCAAGCATCCACGCCCTAAAGTTAGTCACCGTAAGCGACATCGCGGCGACGGACCTCGAGCCCATAATCGATCAGGCGATAGGTATCGTCAACACCGAGGTCGGGCGCGATATAGGCTACCTCTCAGGAACAGCCGGCTCTAAAACCGTCACGGTGGAGGACGAGGAGTTCGCCATCGTCAGCACCCTCACACTCATCCTCGCCATCAACGCCCTTCTCAGCACCGAGGATACCAGATGGACCGTCGATCGCCGCAACAACGCGGCGGAGATGATCGGCACGAACGGCTCCATGACCAGGAGGTACGAGACGATGGCTGAGAGCATAAAGTCAGGCGCCTCGGAGACGGGGGCGGAGGGTATCGCGCTCCTCAGCTGGAACGACCCGCTGCCCGAGTAGCGACAGGTGTGAGGTATGAGTCTCAGGCTCAGATTGAACTACCTCGGCAAGAGCGAGGTGGTGGACGACGTCGACTTCACGGGTCTCAGGGAGAACCTTAGAAGCCGCATCCAGGCGATGCTGAATAGCTACGGTCCACTGATCTCGGCTAACGCCAGGGCGCTTCTCAGGCAACGCTTACTGCACCCCGAGAGGTCAACGGGTCGGCTGGGCCGAAGCATTCGGTACAGGGTGACTTCGAGTAGGTTAGTCGTCTACGCTGGGGCGCCCTACGGCGGATTCGTGGAGGAGGGAACACGCTTCATGAGTGGGAAGCACATGATCGAGCAGTCCGTCGCCGGGTATAGGATGGAGATTCAGCACGAGTTAAACAGGATAGTAGAGGAGTCGATTAAGGAGGCAATCCGATGAGCACAGCGGTGAAGTTCAAGGGAAAAATAACGAGCCTAGACATAGGCGTTAGCGCCGGAGATAAGGTCAGCATCTCGAACGTCGTCTATATGAGGTGGAATAGGAGCCACGACGTCGTCGGAGCCTTCGTGAGCAGCCAGAAGACCCCCGACCACTGGAACCAGAAGCACAGCTGGGTGGTCTGGGAGTTGGCTCTACTTGGGGATCACACCGCCTTCACGACGCAGTCCATAGACGGAAGCGCGAACAAAGCCTATGATGAGGACGGGGATAGCTACGAGATCGGATACTTCGTAGCCAACTACCTGACTGTCGCCGGAGCCGCGAAGAACACGGCCTTCACCGGTGCGATAGTGGCGACGAAGGAGATCGCCTTCCGCGACACGGAGGATGTCATCACGATCGTTAGGGGGCTTGCCTATTACAAAGTTGACGCTTGACGGCCTGAAACTTCGTGAGTATCTTAGTCTTCTCAGGCAGAGGGGTCGAGGACACGACGCTGATGAGCTTCAGGAGAGTATCCCTCGTACCCTTGAGATCACGTATGAGGCGGTCTCGGAGATGACCTGGGGCCTGATCCAGGAGAAGCTCGAGACGGTGATTCACAATCTTAAAGCCCAGGCCGTCGCCCCGTTCTTATTTGGACAAGGTGACGAGGAAGTATTCGTCGGCGGAGCTCTTCCGCCTGAGGAGGCCGTAAAGATCCTCGCGGGGCAGAATGCGGATTGGGCCGCATTCAAGGCGAGAAATGAATCATCCATTAGGGGTGAATATGATGGCTGAGGGAGTCGGCGATAAGTATGAGATCAAGGTGGACGTCGACGAGGCCACTCTTCAGGGTAGCCTGATGCGGGTTCGGAGCCTCATGTTCGAGGTAAACAGCGTCAGGAACCTCATCAACGACACCGCGAGGATGGCGCAGGACCCTAGCCTATCAAACGTTTTCTGGCTCGGTATGCAGGCTCAGATGACGACTCGCCGATTGAAAGCCCTACCTGAAACTTTGACGGGCTTCGAGACACAGTCCGGGGCAGCTATCGCAGCCCTCGGACCATACGCGATCCCCACCGCGATCCTCGCCGCGGCTACGCTCACCCTCCTCGGCCTCGCTAGTTACCGGATGGCCCAAGAGAAAGCTAACCAGGACTGGGAGAACCGTCAGCAGGAGATGAGGAAGGCGCAGGGTCTTCAGCCATGACTGCGATAAGCAAGCTGGAAATCAACGGCGTGGAGCGCAAATCGGATCACACCGGAGACATCCGGATCACCCGTAGGATGAGCGCCGTCGGCGACATAGCCTTCTATCTAGACAACACGGATGGAACATACGACGACCTGATCAGCGCGGAGCACGACCCCGTGGAACTCTGGATCGATGGAGCCCAGTTCTTCTACGGACACGTCTCTAAGGTAGACACCGTAGGCCGAGACGATAAGGGCAGATGGGAGAAAATGGCCTACGTTCAAGCCTCGGATCAGGCCGAGGAACTAACTTTTCAGGACGACTTCGAGAAGTCCTACAGCGTGCTGGGGCAGAAACTAGACGACATCCTAGACGACGTATTCAATCACGGCCCCATCTTCTACCATATCACCTACGTTCAGGGATCATGCCCCGACCTCGAGGTCGGGTTCCACGAGAAGAAGGAGGGGTCAAGCCTAATCTCTTTCCTTCAGGAACTTCATAGAGACGTCGATTGCGTATTCTACGTGAACGATTCTGGAGCCTTCCAGAGCAAGAGCTTACCCGGGCTGTCCTCGAGCGGGGTCACCCTTAGCCGTAGCAACCTGATCGGTGAGCTCAGGTATCACCGGCAGGACGCCATGAAGCTGTACAACTACGTCAAGCTCTACGGGAAGAACCCCATGTTCGACGGCTACACCGAGGGGAACGCCTCAAGCTGGGAAGCTGACGGTATGGAGGAACACGTCAGCAACGAGGCCACTAAGAAGATGGTCGGCCACTACAGCGTCAAGTTCGACAACACGGTGCATGAGTCAGTGAGCCCGGGCTTGCAGCTAGTCGCCCCCGTCTTCAATTACGATAGTTTTGACCTCAGCAAGGGGCCGCTCTCGGCGTGGTTCATGTACGAGGGAGATGATGCTGAAGAGACACGCGCCGTCAGGGTTCAGCTGAAAGACGGGACGAACACCATCAACTTCTACAGCGGCGACATAAGCCTGTTTATCTACAGCGTCATCAATCAAACTAAGCTCGTGAAGGGTCGCTGGTGCGGCATAGAGGCACCCATCGGGAAAGACCCCACCACCGACGTCAACTACTGCGACCAGTGGTGGCCTACGCCGCTTGAGGGAGAATTTGACTGGGCCCACGTTACTGAGATAGGTTTCTCCTACGAGAGCAAGGACGCCAACGATATTCCCGATGCAATATACCTGGACGGACTCGTCCTACCCTTCCCCTGCATAGCCATATCCACAGCCGCCCCATTCAGCACAACGAAGCAGAGGCGTCCCTTCTCGGGGACGAGGGCCGACCTGCGATCACAGAGCACCGTACAGAGGGCGGCGGACACGATGCTTCTACAGCACCAGAGTCCCGCCATAGAGAGTATCATCGGAGACTTCAGCGGCGACGCGGGGCTACGGTATGGCGGCCTCAGCCTAGTCGCAGACTTCGACATGGACATAACCAGCCAGACATTCTACGCGACGCAGATCGACCACGTCATATCGCCCTACGAGGACGTGGGTAAAGGGTGGGCTCACATGATGAGGGTCGGGGCCTGCGTCCTGGGGACACGTGCCTACGATCTGGGGCGACTGGGCTCACAGCCAATAGCTCAGTATAGCATCCCTGGCATCGGACTTAAGGAGAAATGAGCATGAAAGAAAAAGCCGAACACAAGACGACGTGGATCATCCACAAGTTCAGGGACTTGGACAGAGCCATCGCGGCCTTACTAAAGGGAGGCGCGACAATCGGCGAGATCATTAGGCTTTACCCAGAACGGTTCATAGCCGAGGAACGATTTGAGGAAAACTGCCTCCTCAACGAGGGGATTCAATACTTTGAGGACGTCATAACCGGGATCGTTGGCAGCCCGGTCCTCTGGGACAGCGCGAATGCGCGAGTCGGGGTGGGCAACGATGTCACGGCGGCTGATCCTGCGCAGACCGATCTAATTGGAACAAAGGCTTATGCCTCAATGGACGCGACTTATCCGAGCCGCAGCAGTCAAGCCCTGTCATGGCGCGGAACCTTCGGAGACGGCGTCGCCGAGTTCGACTGGGAGGAGTTCGTGGTCGACAATGGAGCCGTCAGCGGGAAGACGCTGAACCGGAAGGTGACGAGTAAAGGAACGAAGGGGGCGGGTGAGGCGTGGACCCTCACCGTGGAGATAACGTTTAGCTAGGAGAGATGAGAGAAAATGACTTGGTATAACTATAGTGTGAACATCGTGGACTTCGTGAGCGACCTCGCCACGAAGGCAATCGCGGAGGGATGGACCCGCGAGGAGGTTGGTTACGACACCATCTATCCGAGCGGCTACTCTGGATTCAAGGTGCTGTTCGAGAGCCTCTACGGAAGCATTATCAACGGATCCAGCGGTTCCAGCAGCTATTACTTCACCTACCTAACGGTCCACTGCCGGGCTACATACAACTCCGGAACCCACGTCCCGACGACGAACGCCAACGGAGGGGACGCCCGATTCAGAATGATCTATAACGCCGATCACCACGCATCGGCTACCAAGAAATACTATGTGAAGGGATGGATAGACTCTAAGCACATCTGCATCGACGTATTAGCCGACCCCACCATCGCAGACAACGCAAGGTGGCTCATCTACGTGGGGGAGGTGGAGGC